GCGCGTTGTCACGAACGACCAGATGTTAGCCGCCGAAGAGGCGGACGCAGCTGCGCGCGTTGCTGCCGAAAATCCAGAGCCGGATTATTCCGGCCTCGTTGGGTTTCTGACCACTCAATATGAGATTATGCGCAACCACCGCGACAGCGCGTCCGGTTGGTCGGGCCGTCTACTGGAGAGCCTTCGGGCCTTCACTGGGCAGTATTCGCCAGACCAACTCCGCGAGATCGAGCGGTTCGGTGGCTCTAAAGTCTATGCGCGCGTCACAGCCATCAAAGCTCGTGGCGCGGCTTCGCTTTTACGGGACGTGTATCTCGGCTCTGAGAAGTCTTGGGGGCTTGATCCTAACCCGGACCCGGAAGTTCCCCCGGAAATTCACGACGCCATACAGCAGCTCATTCAGTCGGAGCTGGCGAACGCCCAGATGAACGGCCAGCCGGTCCCGCCCCCCGCGATCCGTGACCGTATGGCGCAGCTTCTCGAAGCGGCCCGCCAAGCAGCGAAAAAGAAAGCCGGTTCGCAGGCGCAGATTGCCGAAGATAAACTCGAAGAAATTCTGATGGAGGGCAACTTCTATAAAGCCCTCGCGGAATTTATCACCGATCTGACCATCTTCCCCTACGCCATCATCAAGGGGCCGGTCGTTCGGATCGTCCCGCAGGTGACGTGGGAAGGTGGCGCGGCGAACACCAAGAATACGCCGAAACTTTTCTGGCAGCGGGTGTCCCCGTTCGATCTCTACTGGACGCCGGGGATCACAGACATTGAGGACGGCAACTGCATCGAGCGCAGCCGCCTCACTCGCGCCGACCTGAATGATCTACTCGACCTACCGGGCTACAACCACGAAGCTGTTCGATCTGTATTGGAAGACTACGGTCGTGGTGGCCTGCACGATAATTGGGATCAGACTGATAGCGAACGCGCGGTCTACGAGAACCGCGAAAACCCGCACACGAACCGGTCTGGAATGATCTCCTGCCTTGAGTTCCAAGGCAATGTTCAGGGTGAAATGCTGCTTGGATACGGCATGGACCCGTCTCTAATACCGGACCCGCTGCGCGACTATTTCGTGCAGGCTTGGATGGTTGGCCGATACATCATCAAGGTCCAGCTCGCCCCTTCCCCGCGTAAGCGTCACCAGTATTATGTCACGAGTTTCGAGAAGCTGCCCGGCACGCCGGTCGGTAACGGTTTGCCTGACATCCTCGCGGATATTCAGGATGTAAGTAACGCGACGCTTCGTGCTCTTGTGAACAACATGAGCATCGCCTCTGGCCCGCAGGTCATCGTCAATGACGACCGTCTCGCGGACGATGAGGATGGGGAAGAACTTTTTCCGTGGAAACGGTGGCACGTTACCAACGACCCAATGGGCAATAACGGACAGGCCCCGATCTCATTCTTCCAGCCGAACTCAAACGCGAACGAGCTGCTGTCGATCTACACCAGCATGACGAACCTCGCGGATGAGCTGTCGGCGGTTCCGCGTTACCTGACGGGCGGACAGGCTGGGGCGGTCGGGCGCACGGCGTCCGGCCTCTCCATGCTCATGGGCAACGCCTCTAAAATTCTCCAGACCGTCGCGGCGAACATCGACCGCGATGTATTCGATCCTCTCCTCAACGCCCTCTACGATATGGTTATGCTCACAGACGAGAGCGGCCTGTTGACCGGAGAGGAAACCATCCGCGTTCTGGGCGTCGCCGTGGCGATCCAGAAAGAGACGCAACGGAGCCGTCAGCTTGAGTTCCTCACTGCAACAGCCAACCCCATCGACATGCAGATCATCGGGCCCAAAGGGCGCGCTGCTGTCCTTCGTCCAGTTGCTGAAAGTCTGGGTCTGCCCGGAGCTGAGATCGTTCCATCGGACGATGAACTCGACGCCCAGCAAAAGCAGGCTCAGATGCTTGCACAGCAGCAGGGGCAAGTTGGTCATTCTCAAGGTGGCGACCAAGCACAGCAAGCTCAAGGACAAGGGGCTACGGGTGATCGTTCGAACGTCACCAAAGATACGGGTCCACGCACCCGCATTGCTGGCGGCCCGTAAGAAGGAGAGATCAAATGGCTATGCCTAGAGGTGCAAAGAAATCAGGAACGGGTCCGGGCTCGATGGGCGGTCAGCCCAAGGCTCCGGGTCTTTTGAAGGTGAAAGGCGCGAAGCCGTCCAAGCCCGTTCCCCCGAAACCGCAACCCAACATGATGACCGGCCCGGCCTTCAAGAAGGGTGGCGCGGTCAAAAGTAAATGCTGCAAATAACAGGAGTTGAAAATGGCTAAAGCATCGGGCGGCACGCCCTCAGTTTCGTTTCCGCAGGGCGGTTCGGGTTCCATGTTCGGCAAGCAGACCGCTGGCGCGCAGAAGCCCGGCGTGACCTCTCACGAAGTCACGGACAACGGCGACTTCGCGAAGGGTGGCTCCAAGCACATGTTTGGCAAGGGCCACGCTGACAAGATGCCGGAACAGGTCACTGCGCGTAAGAGCCAGTAAGGAGCAATCATGAAGACCACCCTTGGACGACGCGCTAAAGTCGTCAACGAAGAGAACGTCGATTTCTTCCACGGCACCGTGCAGTTCACGGGTGGTCAGACGTTCCAGCGTCGCTACGAGAACAACTACTCGAAGACGTCCCATGCGCAAGCCGACCGCGACGCTGCGGAGGCCCGCGCGCTTGGTCCCGACATGTCGCTCCCGAGCATCCTCGGTGGTGTTCGCGAAATCTAAGTTACCATCGGGGGTAATATGAGCTGGGAAATTAATCAGGTCGACGTCGGCACGTTCTTCACCGAGGTTCGCCGCACGTTGTTCGGCGGCACGCTCACTGGCGATCAGGTCGAAGGCATGGAGAACGTGCTGGGCTACCGCGATCAGGTGTGGCCGGGGATGTGCGACGAAGAGCTGGCTTACCTCTTGGCGACGACCAAGTGGGAAACCGCTCACACGATGCAGCCCATCGAGGAATACGGCTCGCAGTCGTATCTCCAGAGCAAGCCCTATTATCCGTGGTATGGCAGGGGTCTCGTCCAGCTGACGTGGGAAGACAACTATAAAAAGTATGGCTTCACGCGTCCTGAACAGGCGCTGGAATGGCCCGGAGCCCTGCACGTTGCTTTCGAAGGAATGATCTTCGGGCGCTTTACAGGGAAAAAACTGGGCGACTACATCACGCCGGGTCAGCGCCCGACGCAGTATCAGTATGAGGAGTGCCGCCGGATCATCAACGGCACCGACAAGAAGGTCGAGATCGCCGGTCTGGCGTTCAAGTTCCTCGACGCGCTGAACAAGGCGCGCGCCGCGTGGGTTCCCCCGGAAGTCGACGACCGCCCGGAAGAAGGCTCGCCGGAGTTGATCCTGCCGCCGCCGGAAGTTCCGCCGGAAGTTCCGCCGACCGACATGCCGACCGTGGACAATGTCGAGCCGGATGACGGCGAGGTGATGATTACGGAAGAAGACTTCACGCAGATGCTCCTCTACGTCATGGAGACGAACGAAGAAGTCCAAGACCTCATCCGTAAAATCGCAAATGACACAGGCCGCCGCCGTGGCTGAGTGGCCGGGCGGAAAACCTAAGTCGCAGCAGCCGGGGCCTTCACAGGCTCCGGCGCAGCAGCATTACGCGCCGCAATATGAACCGCCGCAATACACGGTGAACAGCAACGACGTCGCTGGCAAAGTTATCGACGCCTACCGCATCAACCCGATGTTGACCGGCTTGCTGTTGCTCAACCTGCTGATCTTCTGCGGCGCGGGCTGGTATCTCAACGTCGTCCAAGAGCGGACGGCGATGTATGTGAAGTCCCGCGACGGCGACCTCAAAGAGCTACAGAATAAAGCTCTCGATATGGCGTCGAAGTGCATCGTGCCGGACACGTCGTTCCAGCAGCGGTCGTATCCGCAGCCGCAGCCCTATTACCCGCAGTATTCGCCGGCTCCAAGCTATCAGCAGCCGTCGCCGCAGCCCCCGCCGGCTCCACAGCCGCAGCCACAGGCTATTGCGCCAACGCCGCCGCGTCAGACGCCGTTCAAGCAGTAGAGCTTCCACACCGGAAGGTGGGGCAACCCACAAATTAGAGGATGAAGATTATGGGTTTCAAAACGACTGAGCTTCGCGACAGCTTCAATGACGCGATGGAAAAGACGACCAATGTGTCGCAGCCGGGTGGTCAGGAGGCTCGTAAGGGTCGCATGACCGAAGGTGCCGCCACGAAGGAAACCGGCGTCGTCAACCCGACCCCGGAAGACCGCAAGGCCGTCCTCGACGCCGAGGACACGATTGTGAAGCACAACGCTTCGCGCTCGTCGCCGCTCGCGAAGTAATGAGAAAGGGTCAGGGCACCACCCTGACCTGCTTCCCATGAGCAAAGAAAAAGACCACGCGCTCATTCAGGTGGCGCACGATCTCAAGTCGTTCTCCCCGCAGATGTGGACCGACTTCGTTCGCGCGCTCGACGATTACGCGCTCATCAAATGTGTTGAGGCAGTGAACGCCCCGCTGGACCAAGCCCATGTCGCTCGTGGACATGCGCAGGGTCTGATGGCGCTTTCGATGCTGTTCCAGGATTTGGACGCGCGCGCCGCCGCCGTTCAGAAATTTCGTCAGCGGCACCGCCCGTAGCGCCCCGGCCCTACGCGCACAGGAGTAAACATGGCTACGCAAACCGCACCGGAAAACCGAATTGACCCGAACGTAAAAGTTCCTGCCGCCGTTCTGGCCGCAGCAGCGCGTTCAGAAGAACTGTTGAAGGCTCAGACCGAGCCGCAGGGTGAAGCGCCGCCCGAAGAAGCGTCGGCGGAAACGTCCCCGGAAGTAACAAATTCAGACACAAACTTTAGTAAAAGCGCGGACGAAGCTCCGCAAGTAAAGGACGTGAAAGCTCCAGTTAGCCAAGAGAGCTGGGAGCACCGCTACAACTCCATGAAGGGCCGCTTCGACCAGTCGCAGGCCAACGTGCAGCGTCTGTCGCAGGAAGTGAGCCAGCTTCACCGCTTGATGGCCGAGATGCAGGCGACGCACAGCGCGCCGGCGCAGGCTGATACAAGATTTGATCGCCTTGTCACCCCCGAAGAGGAGAGTGACTACGGCTCCGAGTTCCTCGGCGTCGTGGGCAAGAAGGCGAAGGAAGAACTTACGCCGGAGATCAAGGCGCTGCGCGCCAAGATCGCGGAGTTGGAAGGACGTGTGCAAGGTGTCACGTCTTCAGTCGTGCAGGACGCGCGGGAGAAGATGTATCAGACGCTCGACAGTCAGCTTCCCAACTGGCGTGAACTGAATAGCAATCCCGAGTTTTTGTCGTGGCTTAACTTGCCAGACGCTTATTCGGGAGCTATAAGGAAGGAACTGTTGAACGCAGCATATCAGCGCAACGACGCCCTGAGAGTTGCAGCGTTCTTCAAGGGCTTCATCTCTGATGAGGCGGCTACGAACCCTGCCGGTTCGTCTTTAGAGCGCGAAGTTACCCCCAGAGGTAACAAGCCCTCACTGGAGACGTTGGCAGCGCCGGGCCGAGCCAAGACTGCGGCACCCGCTGGTGGTCCCGCTGAGAAGCCGTTCTTCACAACCGCGCAAATCACGCAGTTCTATTCTTCCGTCAACCGAGGTGAATACCGAGGCCGGGAGGATGAGCAAAAGCAGATCGAAAACCAGATTTTCGCTGCCCAGCGTGAGGGGCGTATTCGCAAGTAACGGTGTTACCTATGCGGGTAACTACTCATCTAGGAGCCTAAAATGGCTGTTTTTCCTCTTGCCGGTTCCGGCACTACACCTCCGATCTACCCGGCGGGTTCGCCCTCCACTGACTATTCGGCCATCGGTTTCATCCCCGAAATCTGGTCGGGTAAGCTGATTGAAAAGTTCTACGCGGCCACGGTGCTCGCGGCGATCTCGAACACGGACTACGAGAGCGAGATCAAGAACTACGGCGACCGCATCAAAATCCGCACCAAGCCGACGATCACGATCAACAAGTATCGTGCTGACGGCGATCTGGAGCTGGATCGTCCGGGCGGCGGCGCTGTCGATCTGACGATCGACCGTGGTAAGTATTTTGCGACGATCCTCGACGACGTCCTGCGCGTCCAGTCGGACCTCAACCTCATGAGCATGTGGGCGGACGACGCCTCCGAGCAGATGAAGATTGCGGTCGACAGCGACGTTCTGGCGAACATCGTTGGCACGGCGGCTGCGACCAATCAGGGCGCGACGGCTGGCGCGATC